AGATCGTGGAATAGATTAAGGCGAAACAACATGACCAACCGACCATAGGCCGCCAGCCAGCAACAAAAAGATTCTTGTGTGCAGCCTCAACCTTGTTAACTTCTAGCTGTCCCTTCGCTAACTCTTGGGCATGGCGCTCTGCCATCGTGCTTATTTCGTGGGCTAAGGCGTTTCGCTGGTCTTTGTCTTCTATAAACTTGTCTAGTAGCCCTGTAACTGGGCCAATAAGTGCTTGTAACATTTTAGTAACTCCATAGAACTGAATTGGTATCGCGGGTATCGACATGGACAAAACCTTTAGCCACTCCGATACCAGTGAAATTAAGTGCGGCTGCATGCCTGACAATTTGCATCCGCTGCTGGCCACCACTGACTGCAATGTCGGCTGCAATTCCGAGATTGTGAGTGCCAGGATTTATCTTCGATTTTTCTGCGCTATGGTTTTTACTGCGGTATCCGCTCGTTATTATGAACGGAAAGCCACACACCTCGCGCAGGTGGTCAAGCTTGTGGATGAACGCAGGGTTCATTTTGTTTTCGCCACTCTCTTGGCAATCAAAGTCTTCGATCTTGAAGTACTTGTATTCCTCTTTTGCTTCGGACATTAGTGCATCTCCTTTGTAAGGTGCAAAAAAAAGCCCACGGTTAAGTGGGCTAGTGTTGCGTTTTTGAATGTTAAATAAAGTTAGTCTTCTTTTGTCCCATGCACAAGTTTCTGCACAGTGTCGGACTCATAAATTCTCAGACACATCCACACAATTGTTAACAAACTTGCCGCAGGTGGTAGCCACGCTGTCATTGTCATCAATGCTGTAGAGGCTGCTGCTACGTCTATTGTTTGTTTCGTTTCTTCGACCATTACATATTTACTCTATAAAAATAAAGAGGGCGAGACCAATGACGAACAAAAATAAAATGCCAAAGGTATTCTTGAGGAGTGTGGTTCGCTTCGTGAGTGCGCGATTACGCGCAAGGCGCTCCCGCTCCAGCAAGTGCTTGTGTTCCATCAAAGACTTATGCTGGATGTGAAGCATGTCCCGCCACACCGCAGCAGGGACACTTCGCTTTAGCTCACGCTCTTCTTTTTTGAGCGCCTCTCTTGCTAAAGCTAACTCAAGGGCTTCCTGCTGAGACAAAACATGAGAACCTTCCTTGGCCTCATGCTCAATTGTCTCAATGGTTTTTTTACTCTCGGTCAGCTTGTCAAAAACCCCAGCAAGTCCTTCTAGGTGTGAGCCGCTTTCCTTGACTACCCGCACCCCCTCGTTAATCGCTTTGAGGCCGGATATCAGTAGTGAGATTTCTGCAAGCATATTAGCTACCTAAAGTTGGGCGAGTGTCTAAGAAGTCTGCTGTGCTAGGCCAATCGCGTAATTCAGCACGATACGTCATGTAGGCAGCGTGTTGGGGATGGTCTGACAAAGGGACTACCCAGTCAGTATCAACAAGCTGTTCATCGCGCCACGCACGGGCCAGTCCTGCGCTATCTGTGTCTTGATTGGTTGCTATTGACCAGCTCATTCCTCTTCCTCCGGTATCTCAGATGGGTCGTTATACATAACGCCATCAATAAAGATTTTACCCATCTCTCCACCGCTAAAGGCATGGTGATTGTCGGCCTCAACAACGCCAGACAGCTCTTTTACTTCCACGATGGTGGGATGCGTTTCCGTGTTGAAGTTTTCATCAACCCAGACAGTGTCTTTTACTACGATACAGTTATACATACTCAATTACCTGCCATGCGAATGTTTTAGTGTAGCTCCAATTAGCGGCTGAGAAGCTTATTGTTGTTGAGTTAGAAAGGTCTGCTCTACCCCAGCCGCCCCAAGAGGATCCATTGCCCGGCCCATGCCCATTAATTATTAGCATTGCCTTGTTCACATCGACAGGGGCAATTGTTGCCGTGTCGCTGACATTGTTGTTAAAACTTTTAATCCCACGTTGAATGCTCTTGATGACAGATGTACCAGACGCGGCACCCTCAACCGCATAGGGAAAATACAAATCGCTTTTTGACAGGTAATGCGTAGAGGGCAGAGTAGACGATGATGTAATGCCGTCTTTAAGAGCAATGTTTACCGTTGAGCCTGCGGAACCTGAAGCCAGAACGAGTGCCGCGGCATCTTGAGTCTTTAGTAGTGATGAATCAAAACTTGTCGCATACCAAGCCGAACTGTTGTAT